GAACACGCTGAGGAGATCAAGAAGCGGGACTACTTTGTCCCGATTGCTTACCCGCATGATGGGAATCGCAGGGATAGCATGGGCAATCCTGGTCTTGCTACTCAGTACCGTAATCTTGGGTGCAATTTTCTGCTTGAGCATTTTACTAATCCCGCTGGACTTGGTGAGAAAAAAGGCTCCAATTCTGTGGAAGAAGGTATCCAAGAAATGGTCGTCTGGATGGAAGAGGGTAGGTTCAAAATCTTCTCGCACTTAGACAACCTCCTGCAAGAGTACAGGCAATATCACAGGAAGGATGGGAAAATAGTCCCAATAAGGGACGACAGCATGAGTGCTATGAGGTATGCGTTCATGAGCCGCAGGTACGCAGTTGCCGGTACTTCCGAGCATTGGAAGTGGAATGAAAAGGAATTTTTAGACTACCCTGAATATGGGTTTATATAATGGAAACTAAATAATGGAAAGACCTAAGACTGAAGAAGAACTGCTATCGAGGATTAACGCAGAAGTAACAGATGCGTTAGGATTTGATGACACAATCCAAGAGCAGCGCGACAAGGCCATGCGCTATTACTACGGTGAGCCATTCGGTAATGAGGTAAAAGGCCGGTCACAGTTCGTTGACAGCACAGTTCAGGATTCTATTGAGTGGATAAAGCCAAACCTGATGCGCGTATTTGCGTCTGGTGACGAGTTGGTTCAGTTCCAGCCTGGAGGGCCTGAGGATGTTCAGGTTGCTGAACAGGCAACGGATTATGTAAACTATGTATTAACTCACGACAATGACGGATGGTCTATTCTTTACAGTTGGTTTACTGATGCGCTTCTGCAAAAGAATGGCACAGTCAAGGTATACTGGGATGAGGAAGAGATCACTGATCGTGAAGAGTATCAGGGCCTGACATCCGTAGAGGTTGAAGCGGTCCTGATGGAAGATGGCGTAGATGTCATAGACCAGGAAGAGATGGGCACCAATGAAATGGGTGAACCCATATACGACATCAGTGTGTTAATCACAAAGGAAACTGGGCGTATCAAGGTAGAGAATGTGCCGCCTGAGGAATTCCTGATTAACCGTGAAGCCAAGAGCATAGAAGATGCCAGGTTTGTATGCCACAGGGTTAGGCTTACCTTGAGCGATCTACGAGAAATGTATCCAGACGAAGACCTGGATATAGAGGATATCAGCGGTGGAAAGGTTGACGCTGACAATCCAATATGGAACGAGGCCAGGGCAGCAAGGTATTCATTTGATAACACAATGGCCGCATATCCCTACGGGGAAGTTGCTCCAGAGGATGCGCTAACAGAATACTACCTGTACGAGTCTTTCATTAAGACCGACTGGGATGGTGACGGGATTGCTGAGTTGCGACAGATATGTACAGTTGGTGATAAGGTGCTTAACAATGAAGCGGTTGATCATGTTCCGTTCATAACCATGACGCCTATTAAGGTGCCTCATAAATTCTATGGGCTGTCTGTTGCGGACTTGGTTATGCCTTTGCAGGAGATCAAATCCACGTTGATGAGAAACCTCCTAGATAACGCATATAACCAAAACTTTGGCCGCTATGCTGTGCTTGAAGGTCAAGCGAATTTAGATGATTTGCTAACCCAGCGTCCGGGCGGTATAGTCCGTGTAAAATCCCCCAATGCAGTTACCCCACTGGCTACCCCTGCACTTGAGCCGTACATATTCCAGATGCTGGAATACATTGACGGTATCCGTGAGTCCAGGGCTGGCGTAAGTAAGTATTCGCAGGGTATGTCGGATGACGCACTGACGAGCCATACAACGGCCACGGCGGTTAATGCCGTGATGACCGCTGCTGCTGCCAGGGTTGAACTGATTGCACGTCAGTTCGCTGAGACTGGTGTTAAGGACTTGATGAAGCGTATATACCAGTTGCTGGTTATCAATCAGGACATGGAGCGTACTGTAAGGATCAGAAATAACTGGATACCCGTTAGCCCGTCCTCATGGCGTGATGAACTAGATGCGACTGTATCAGTGGCGCTTGGTCACGGAAATAAGGAACAGCAGATCGCTCAGTTAAATTCTGTTGTTCAGATGGCTAATGGAGTAATGCAGGGTGGAAGTCAGATGGTATCACCGCAGAATATGTACAATGCTTCTGCTCAGTTGTTGAAGGCAATGGGTTATCAGAATGTTGATGAGTTCCTGACACCGCCAGAGATGCAGCAGCCGCCTGGTCCTACACCAGAGCAGCAGAAGATGCAGGCAGATATGCAGAAGGCTCAGGCAGAGGTTCAGAAAGATCAGGCAGAGGTTATGATCAAGCAGGGCAAACTACAGTTGGATCAGCAAGAGTTTGAGCACAAGAGGAAGATGGAAGAGATGGATGTCAAACTCAAGGTTGCAGAACTTGAAACAGAGATCACAGAAGGGAGGCACGTAAAACTTGGCTGAAACATTTGACCGAGAAAACGAAGCCCGGCAGATACTGAAGAATCCGTTATATGTTGAGGCTTTTGAAGAATTAAAAAGACAACTCATCCTAGAGTGGGGCCAGACCCTACCGGGAGATATCGAAACAAGAGAGTCCCTATATATGAGCCTTAGGCTTGTTGAAAGGATAAACGCTCACTTTGAGTCCGTACTGGAATCTGGAGAAATAGATCGCATACGCGATCAACACCCCCATATCTAAGGAGATAAAAAATGGAAAACAAAGCAGCGGACAATGTCGCAGCAGCGATACCCGCAAACGTAGATGAGACTGGTAGCATTGCTACCGCAACCGAGGCTCTACTCAATATGCTGGATGCAGAAGATGCACCACCGGCTACTGATGAAGGGTCAACCCCCGATGAAGAGGTAGAAGCGCAACCTGAAGAGGACGCAGAAACCGAGGATACAGAGGTGGAAGAGGATGACGACTCCGATGAGGATGAGTATGATCCTGACGATGAACCTGAATTAGAGGGCGACGATGTAGAGGATGTGTACACTGTCAAAGTAGATGGTACAGACACTGACGTTACACTCGATGAACTCTTGGCGGGCTATTCGCGACACAGTGATTACACTAAAAAAACGCAACAGATATCTGAAGAAAGAAAGCAGATCGAGCAGATGGCGCAAGCCTTTCAGCAAGAACTGCAAAACACTCAGAATGTGCGAGAGCAATACGTTAATCAGATAGGACAATACGTTCAGCAAAGCCTTCAAGGGTTGCAACGGTTCGCAGGAGTGGACTGGGCTAGACTCAAAGAAGAAGACCCAATTGAGTACGTCACTCGTCGTGATGAATTCAGGGAAGAGCAGAACCGCATTGGTATGATGCAACAGCAGCAGCAACGGGCTATTCAGGAAAACGAGCGTCAGGCAAAACATATGCACAGCGCTCAATTACAGGAAGAGACTCAAAGGCTTGCTGAGATTGTGCCGGAGTGGACGGACGACAAGAAGCGTCCAGAGTTAGCAGGGCAGATGAGGGAATTCGCTAGATCATCTGGATACTCAGATGAGGAGATCGACTCAGTAATTGATCACCGTGCTATCGGAGTTCTTTTGAAGGCTGCTAAATATGATGCTCTTACTGCTGGCGACCTAAAGAAAAAGAGGGTAAAACGTAATCCGAAACTGGTGAGGGCTGGTTCGAAGAAGGACAAATCGACAAAGTCTAAAACAAAACGTAAGGCTCAAATGAACCGTCTTGCAGAGACTGGCAGTTATAAAGACGCTGCTAAACTCATGGAGGACTTAATCTAATATAACCATCGGAGGTTACTATGGCAGTACCTACAGACACGCGCCTAACGTATGGCGCAGTTGGAATCAGGGAAGACCTGTCCAACATTATCTACAATATCGCTCCTGAGGAAACACCCTTCATGAGTGGTATTGGTCGGTCTAGTGCCGACAACACTTATTTTGAGTGGCAAACTGATTCGCTACAGGACCCTGACGACACGAACCGGCAGTTAGAAGGTGATGACGCTAATGTTATCGCAGTCTCTGAGCCGACCCGTGTGGGTAACTGGACGCAAATCAGTTCCAAGGCCGTTCAATCGAGTGGAACCGCAGAGGCGGTGGACTTTGCCGGTCGTAAGTCAACTCAGGCTTACCAGATGGCTAAGCGTGCTAAGGAATTGAAATTGGACATGGAGCACATGCTCCTAGAGTTGGATGAGGCTGGTTCCGCAGGAACTTCGTCCGCCGCTCGTTCAACCAAGTCCGTAGGCGCGTGGATCACGTCCAACGCTGTTGCTGGTACGGTTGTCTCTGAGGACGACATTCGTGAGATCATGGAGAAGTGCTGGAAAGCCGGCGCTAAGCCTGACATCCTGATGTGTGATGGGGTGGTAAAGCAGGAGATCTCCGCTCTCTCGCAGAGTGTTTCTCAGTTGCAGACGACTGCTAACAACAAGAGTCCCGCCTATGTCGTGGCAGCGGTCGATATATATGTTTCGGACTTCGGGAATTTAAAAATCGTTCCCAACCGTCTCATGCCCGCACAGACTGGTTACTTCCTTGATTATGAGTATTGGGATGTCGCTTATTTGCGTCCGTTCGCTACTCATGACTTGGCACGTACCGGTGACTCGATCAGCCAGTTGCTTGTCGTTGAATACGGACTTCGCTCTAAGAACGAAGCCGCCAACGGTAAAGTCACAGGCTGGGCACCAGCACCGTAAGCAGTAAACTTGGGAAGCCCCCTTCGGGGGGCTAACCTTTTGGGAGATAAAATGGCTCGCGACTACAAAAAAGAGTACAGAGAATACCACTCAAAACCAAAGCAGAAAAAACGAAGGGCGCAGAGAAACAAGGCCAGGGCTATAATTAAAAAGCACCTTGGTGAGAGCGCCATTAAGGGAAAGGACGTTGACCACAAGGACAGGAATACTAAAAATTCATCGAGAAAGAATTTAAGAGTACAGAGCAAAAGCAAGAATAGAGGGCGAAACAAGTGAAACTCAAGAAAAAGCACTTCGGTACACAACCAGAGGTTAAGAAGAAGGGCAAGAAGTTAGACCCGATAAAGGAATTAAAGAAAGCCTACGCAAAGCCAACCAAGGTTGCTGAGGTAGGCGGGAAAGGATATGTCTAATTTCAAAACAGTGTTCGACCAGACAGAACACACCAAGACAGTCTATGAAGAATCTGCAGATCAAATTACACTCACTACCCAACAGGATGCGCAACCAATACTTGACAGAAATGCGTACGAACGAAATAACCAAGTCAATGCCAATGCCAACTCAGTGCTTGGCCGCAAGGTGGCGAGCATACCGCTAGTAGTCTGGCAAGAGTGGATGAAACAAACTAATGGCGATATCCAGAAGGACCCGGCACTGCTTGCCGCATACCTAAATGACCCGGATAACGCATACCTAAAAACACACAACAGCGTGGTATAAATTATGTCATTTGGAAACTATGAAGAACTAAAGACTAGCATCGCCAACTGGGCCGACAGGGATGATATGACTCAGTTTATTCCTGACTTCATAGCATTGGCAGAAGCACGATTCAACCGGGAACTGCGTCTACGTGCTATGGAGCAGAAGTGGGAGGCTAACACGATTGGCGGACAGGCAAACTATTCCCTGCCACCGCAGTTTTTACAGATGAGAGAGTTCAGGTTGAATGGAAACCCTACTGTATCTTTGCGGTATGTTAGCCCTGAGATTTATGAGTCATGGAACGTAGGTCAGGGACAACCCAGCATATATACTATTATTGCAAACGAGATAAGGATTGGGCCAGTTCCAGCCGGCGTCTACAATATGGAGATGCTTTACTGGGGAAAGTTCCCAAACCTAAGTGGTACGATGCACACCAACTGGATGCTTCAGAATGCTCCAGACGTTTATCTGTACGGGTCACTGTTGGAACTTGAGCCGTTCATTCAGAACGATGAGCGGATAGGTGTATGGTCTGCTGGATATGGAAAAGCAATACAGGATATCCAACTTCAGGACGATAAGGATAGGCACTCAGGTTCAGCACTAACGGTGCAGAACTAATGGCGGCGCCAACATGGGATGGCTGGCCAGAACTTATTGCACAGCAGAAAGAAGATGTAGAGACGCACTGCCCAGAGGGTGGTAATAGTTGCTTATTGCAGGTTCCATGGAGCATGTTGACCGTGCCGGACTGGGTGCCAGAGATGGCAGACACCGGAATTCAGTGGAATACCGTCACGGACCCAATAATGGAAGGTGTTGGATTTGAAATTACCTCAAGAATAGCGGCAGAAAATACAGACTTATGGACCCCAGTAGGAGAGGAGGACACAAATTGGAAGCAAGTAATTTATCCACGCTAAAGTTTGGCACGCACTATGACGTTAGATGCGTCAGGGATGGTGTCATAGCATGGCGAGAAGAGGTTGATAATCTCGTAGTCAATGCCGGACTTGAGTACCTGCTTGGTGCGTCAGTTGGAATGGAAGATAGCGTAGACCTATACTGTGGTCTGTGTACTCACTCAAATGTTGTAGAAGGAGACACCATGCAGAATCACCTATTCCTAGAATTTACCGGGACATCCAGTGTAAACAGACCTCTAGCACTATTTCAGAAGGGGGAAACTGTTGGCGGGAAAGCATCTTATGTGGCCACGGACGTACAGCAGTTTATCTTTGAGGAGGGTGGATTGCGCGGAATATTTTTAACAGACAATGATATGGTTGGAGAAGATTCTGGTATGCTTTTTGGTGTCGCGTCATTCACGGAACAGAAAAATGTTATCTCTGGTGACTCACTACTTATAACTATTACCATATCGGCAGAGGGATAAACTATGGCTAAACCAGACATTGATGTAACAATACCAGTCGACAGCGAGATTGTCGGTGAGGGTGCCCAACGTATCAGGGAAACCAGACAGGCAATATTGGATGTGTTTCCAATCAATCCTGACGACCTTGACTGGGAGTGGACAGAAAACTATTGGCCAGCGGGTTCCCTTACTGGCGGTATGGACCCAGACGTAGATAACGAAAACCCCCCGACTAGCGACCAGTTCCAAGACAGAGCGTTCCTGATTGCAGACAAAACTCTGCGATGGGATTACATGATTCCACCGGAGCATAACGCGCTAAGCCCGGGGCCGTTGGATACAGGACCTGCTACGGTTACCGTCCCGGTTGGATCAACATGGACAGTGGTGGGGGATGAGGACCTGAATGTTCAATACCTGAGAGACTTAGAGGATGTTGATGTTGAACAGTCTATTAGCGGTGATGCGCTTATATACGATCACTCGACTAACTCATGGTATGCCTCGCCTGCGCCACAGGGTCCTCCCGGGGTCGAAGGGCCAGAGGGTCCTAAAGGATTACAGGGAGATCAGGGCGACCGTGGTCCGAGGGGCGATCAGGGAATTCCCGGGTTGCAGGGCCATCAAGGACCGACGGGAGACGACGGTGCTCGAGGGCCTGTTGGGCCTCAGGGCACTCAGGGTGAGGATGGAGCGCCTGGAGCAGGACTTCAGTTCAAGGGGAACGTCCCAGATGTGACAAACCTACCCGGATATCCAGATTCATATTCTGGAGAAGAGGGAGACGCATATTATGTTGAGAACACCAAACAGATTTGGGCATGGGGTGGAGCCACTGGAGAGTGGGAGAGTCTTGGTGAGATAGAGGGTCCTCAGGGTCCTCAAGGCATTCAAGGTCCAGAAGGCCAACAGGGCGTACCTGGGCAAAAGGGAGATCAGGGTGTTGACGGCTTACAGGGAATACAGGGTCCTGAGGGTGATCAGGGCATACCCGGAATTCAGGGTGAGCCGGGATCGCAGGGGCAGCAAGGTGTTCCCGGCCAAGACGGTGAACGCGGAGAGATAGGGCCTGAAGGTCCGGCTGGGACTGACTACCAGTACAGTATCTCAGCAACTTCAGATGCAACGTCTCCAAAGATAGTTTTAACAAGCGACCAGGGTGGTGATACGTCAGACATTCAGTTGTTTGCTGGACAGGGCATTACCATCAGTGGTGTGGATAATCCCTCATCCGTTCTTATATCCTCAGTGGTACCATTCACCGTCAGGGGGATGATATCAATGTGGGGGTGGAACTCTGACGAAGAGGACCTAACAAAACTGAATGAAGCAAACTGGTTCCTGTGCGATGGTGGATCAAATGCTCAGGCTTATGGAAGGTCAGACTACGATGACTGCCCGGATATGGCTGAATACTTTGTCAGGGGTGGAACGTGGGGCTCTAACATAGGCAGCACAGCGGGTAGCAACTACACAAATAATCATACGCTCCAACAGCACGAGATGCCGTCTCATACCCATACCGCGTCGTCTAACAGCACTGGGGGCCACACTCATACTACTTATACTAACGTGGCTGGAACAGCCGCAGACATTGCAGCATCGACTGGACCGTTGATTGTTGCTAGGGGAGCGTCTTTCCCAGACAGGAACACTTCGGCTGATGGAAACCACAGCCACACCATATCAGTAGGCAATTCTGGTAGCAGCGGGTCACACAGGCACGGAATGGAGCCTCTTAACTTTAAGGTGGCATATATAATTTATTTAGGAATCGACGGAGGATAGCCTAATGGCAGTAGAAAACGCTAACTATATCAACCAACTTGTGGAGACTTCTCCCGCTCCCTCAGATTCGATCTCTGAGGGGGATGGACACTTGACGCTGATAAAGCACGTACTCAAGACGAGTTTCCCCAATGTGATTGATGCGCCAATGAACGGAATCCACGTCGGACCTTCTGAGCCACAGTTAGACCCAGACTACGGTCCCGGGTCAATTTGGTTTGATACATCAACTGGTCTTATAAAGTTCAGGACAAACACAGACCCGCAGGAGTGGATCATCATGGGGCACGGCTCCTCAACAGGGGTTGGCAATTTGCTAAAGTTCACGAAGAACGACAGCCTTGTAGAGTTTGACTACCGTGTTGATGACTGGGAGGAACTACACTCATTCACCATACAGCCTGTATCAACAGAATCCACACTGTACTTTGACATTAGCGGACAGTGTTCAGTTGGTGGCTTTGAGGCATTGCAGGAAAACCACCTGAAGTTCACGAGTGATGGTGTGGACTTATCACTGGATTTGAAAATCCTTGGATTTGACTTTGACTCAGGTCTTGAGTTGCCAGCGGAAATTAACGGTATGTTTAATGTAAAATTTTGGAAGGAAAACAATGACGGAATGCCTTTCACGGTAACTGCTTATGGAAGGCACGTAGGCGGTGGGTATTCTTCTATATCAAAGATTACTGCAATCTGTCAGGAACTTGCATAATGCCACTTACCCCAATAGAAAATGTTGGGACAGGCGGTATAGTTTCCGACCTAAAGCCATATCAGTTGCAGCCAAATGAGTGGTCTAGGGGGAACAATGTAGCGTTCAATAATGCCCAGATACACAAGGTTCACGGCTATGGGGAGGTCATGGAGGACTGCCCTATTGAGCCATGGCACCTTGCAACTTATCAGGCACACAACGCAAAAGGTCAGGGAGATGATGCTGCATTCTTTTGGTTTGCCTTTGGTGAAGAGAAGATTTATTGCTACCACCTTGGTAATTGGACAAATGTCACAAGGGTTATTGATGACGAGGAATTCCCATATAGAACCGATGCTGGAGAAAACTGGGACGTTACACAATCTGGCGCACTGCTGATTGCAACAAACGGTGTTGATACTCCGCAGATATGGGAACTTACAGACAATCTCCCGTATGCCACAAATAGATTCAAGGATTTGGAGTCTTGGGTGGACGAGAACACGCCAAACGAGACAGACGTATCTTGCAAGACTGTTGAGGGTTTTAAAAACCATATTATCGTTACCGGAATAGAAAGGGTTTCTGACGTCCCTGACCCAGATGACGGAGACAAGACTATACAGGTTGAGGAAAATCTTAACCGAATGGTTAAGTGGTCGACTCAGCACTCGCATTATTCAGAGCCAAATTCATGGAATGTTGTTGATAAAACCAAGGATGCTGGCGAGTATGAATTGCTTGACACTCAGGGACCTATTGTAGACACCCTGCCTATGGGCGAGGTATTTATGGTGTACAAGACCGATAGCGTCTACATGATGAACTATATCGGCACACCTTGGATGTTTGCATTCAAGACTCTAGACCCGCAGATTGGGATTATCTCAAAGGGTGCGGCGACTGAATTCCCGGGAGGGCACTTCTTTATTGGTCACTCTGACTGCTATATCAACAATGGTCAGTCTGTTGCCCCGCTGCTATCTGGAAAGGTTAGGGCTGAGATGTTTAACAACATTAGCGGACCAAACTTTAACAAGATATTCGCATTGACGAACACTGCGTATGGAGAGGTTTGGGCTTGCTACCCGACTGCTAACAGCGAGCATTGCGACAAGGCTATGGTGTGGAACTACCTTGAGAACACATTTTCATTCAGGAACCTGCCAAACATTACGGACGCAAAACACGGACTTCAGAAGATCAACCGTGAACTATATGGAGACGGCGCGTACATTATTTCTTGGGAGGACATCGAGGCACTGTCTTGGAGGGATGCTACCGAGATGCACTGGGGCGCTATATCGTACTCAAACATCATAGCAAACCTAGTGATGTGCGAGCCAAAAGGAAAAAGGTCAGGGTCTTCAGACCTTGGGAAACTCTACCGGGATCGAATTGGTCAACTTGAAGATGGTTCTATTATGCACGCGTGGGTTGAGCGCTCAGGCATTGATATGGGTGACCCTTCAAGCGTGAAGCATCTGAGGGCTATTTGGCCAAAGATATGGACAGCAACCAACGCAAGGATAGACGTATACACTGGCTCCCAGATGGGAACTGACGAGTCGATTAAATGGGACGGGCCGTATCCATTTTACCCAGATACGCAGTCAAAGATATCGACAAGGACAACTGGAAAACTACTGGCTATGCGATTTGAGAGCACAGCAGACACAACTTGGTCAATCAGTGGCATTGAGTTAGAGATGGATAACGCAGGAAGAAGGGGATCAAGGCGGCATGCGTAGTACAGACCAGAGAAGGATTGACTATTTTACAGCGGACGTACCCCCAACAGAGACGGAGGATTTGCCGGAGTGGCTATCCATACAACTGTCCAACTTGGCGAACTCAATCTTCAGTGTGAACTCTCTCCACGTTGAGAGGATGTATAAGTTCCCTGATCGTTTTAAACCCCGTGAGGGTGACATCATACTTGCTGCTGCTGGGCTTGTAAGCGCTGGCTCTCAGTCTGGGATGTATTACTTTGACGGAGACAATTGGAATAGATTAGATGCGACAACTATTTGAGCATAAGGGTAAGGAGTATTTCCTTATCCTAATTGAGCCGGAGGATGTTGGCGAGGTTTGGCCTTTTGTATCTAACGGCGTAAGCGAGGCTATGCTGCACTCAGACAGCACCATGGAGGGGGAAGACTTCCTTCCTGAGTTGCAGAATGGCAAGGTGAGGCTGTGGGCATTCGTGTCTGATGGGCAGATCGTTGGGCACATGATAACTGAGTTAATCAGATACCCGCGAAAGTCATTTGTTAGGGTGCTTACCATGTACTGCGAAGGTGGGGAAAAAGGAATGAAGGGGATGGACCTATGGAGTAGATTCGTCCCAGTGGTTGAGGACTACGCAGCCATGCACGGTTGTGCACACCTAGAAGCGTACACTCGAAAAGGTATGGTGCGGGCACTTGAGCCGCACGGATGGGAACATGAGTTTTCCATTGTAACGAAACAAATTGAAAATATGAGGATTCACTAATGGGACAGTCAAGCAGTGCACCAAGAAAAACAGATGAGGAGATAGCCAAAGAGTTGGAGGATGCTAGAAGGGTAACACTCACTAGCGCTGGTGGCCTTGGCTCAAGTATGCAGGAGATAGGATCAAATGGAGCAAACTCATACGGAGATGTAGCCGTTGGGAATGAGTACATTGTCAGAAACGATGGCGGCAGGGAGTACATAGATATTGGTGGATCAAGGGCATACTGGGACCCTGACAGGAACACATGGGCCGGATCAGGATTTGATAGCGCAGGAGGAAACCACAGGGCAGCAAGTTTTAATACTGTTGACGTGCCAGTTGTTCAGGCGCAAGCCCCAGCAGCCTCAGCAGCCCCAGCAGGAGCGCCACCCCCAACAAACAAGCCTAAGAAAGATTGGCGTGATAACATCGACAAGACTATTCACCCAGGTTCTGTAGGCTCATCCCCACCGTTAGGCACAGAGGGGATTGTAGATACCGGAGGAATGGATAACTTCATAAACATGGGTGGACCTGCTGGCGGACACATAAACCCCCTAGTGAATCATAACAATTGGATTCACCAAGTAAACCCGGATCACCTAAAGGCTAGGAATGTTGGGAGATATATAAATCCGGGCATTGATGACTTCATGAATAGGAAGGGTATTTTAGCCGGATCAGGAGGATTAGTATAATGGGATCACCAACACAAAACAAAGGCGGAGCGTATGTGCCTGATAAAATCCAAGGCCAAAACGCTCAAAACACAACGATCAATTACCAGACTCCGTACCAGCAAGAGTTCTTTAAACAGGCTTTAGGTCAGGCTCAGAACCTGTACGAGCAGGGTATGCCTGAGTATTATCAGGGCCAGACTGTTGCAGGGTTTACTCCCGCTCAGATGGCTGCTATGAACAACACCGCAAACTACATGGGCGGTCAGTACAACCAGTTGCAGGGGAATACATTTGATGCCCTCAATCAAGGTTTGTCTGGGAACATAGACACCAGAGGCTTTGACCAGATGTCTGATATGTACCAGAGTCAGGCCATGGAGGGGGCTAACGACTTGATGCAGGGGCTGAGGTCCAACCAAGTTATGAGCGGTCAGTCAGGCGGATCAAGCCGTGGCGATGTTATGAACAACCAGATCATTGATCAGGCAAGCGACCAATACTCAAACAACATGGCACAACTAAACAACAATGCTTACCAGACTGCTCAAGACAACAGGATGCAGTCAATGGGAATGGCTAACAGTATCATGTCTAACCCAATGCAGATGAACCAAGCATTCTACAATCAGGTAGGAGTGCCACAGCAGCAACTCAATCAGGCAATCATGAACGATGCAAAAGATCGTTATGACTATGCTGCCAGAAGTCCTTATGAAAACCTCAGTCAGTACATGAACTTCATATCTGGAAACATGGGTGGATCAAGCGGAACCGCTAACTACAACAAGGGGAAGTGATATGGGATCAGCAGTAGCAGCAGGAATAGGAAGCCAGATAGCAGGGAACCTTGCAGGCAAGGTTGTCGGTAAGGTAACCGGAAACGAGGATGGGCTACTCTCCAAGGCGGCAAGCATGGCTGCTAGCAATGTGGGAGGTGGAGGCGGTGGAAACTGGATGGGAGTCACTGCACCCTATAAGAGATCAGTCAATTTTGACGGGGCTATGAGGAGCGCACAAGATAAGGCAATTGCCGCATCAAAAGCATCTAACTGGGCAGACCTGATGAGTGGTGGTGATTGGACCGCGGGAATAGAAAGGCCGGGCTTTAACTACAACAGTTTCAAGGGGCGTAATGTGCTCGACAATTCACAAGAAAGCGGCGGAGTATTAGGCGACCTTGGATCAAAGTTAGGAGGCTGGTTCAATGACGCTGATAATAAGCAGTTCCTGTACGATGCGGGGCTGACCGCCCTACCATGGCTGATGGATAAGTTCAGCGATGATGAAGAGATCATTGATCTTGGAGGCGGTGGAGGAGGACCACCCCCTGTGGCTACTGGAGGACCTGGATATAGCGGCGGCGGTGCCGGTGGGCAGTACGGTGTCTCATGGGGATTTGGGCCACCTAACAGGATTGGATACAAGCCGGGGAGATTACTATAATGGCATTTGCAGGAAGAGGAAAAGGCGCGGCCATATCTAGGACAAAATGGTGGGAAGGCATACAGCGCCCGGAGGTTAGGACGGTCATCAAGGAAACTGATGACGACTCCCCAAATACTGTTACAACGACTATTAAGAATAAGCCAGAGAAGAATAGCGTTAATCCACACGAAGGCTTCATGAGTCCTACTCAGCGTAGGATGATTGATATGCTCGATCAGTCTGTTGCGGAATTGGGAGCGGGAGACACAAGGGAAATGGGTCCACTGGTTGAGCAGGGTCGCAAAGAGTATGAGGGTGATGATACTTTGGGTCATCCAACGCTAGACCCTACATGGACTAATCCGGCCCCGACTGGTACACAGAACCAGCCTAAAACTTATCCGACCGGCAACCCGTGGGATCAGCATGGAACCATGACTGAGAATGGAGTTTCTCCGCCTGACTACGGAGCACAGCGACAACAGATGATGTCTGATATAGATGCCATGATGGCTGCCAATGGAAGTGGACAGTTTACTGGGTATCCAAATCAGATTGGTATTACACCACCAGGATTCTCAGGACGCAATAATCCACCTGCAAGTGCTGGGATAGATCCAGCGGGTCAGGCTACCCCTCCATTTGAATTGTATCCAAATCAGATTGGTATTACCCCTCCCGCTGGACAAACGTTCGCACCTCGTGGTCAGGGTGAACGTAAAGGGAATCCTGACGATGAGGATGAACCTACCAATACTGGGAAAAAACCAAGGGGGCGAGCACCGGATAGAAGTGGGAACTGGTTTGGAGTGGATGGTGATACTGACCCATACAAAACAACACCTGGATCTCTAACATATGGGCCAGACTCTCCTCAGCAGGAAGGCCCACCAGGAACCGGGACTACCGGTGAAAAGTGGAGCCCAGCCGCTGGATCAAAAACCACAGCAAAGGCGGTTATTGCGGCAACAGAAAAGGCAAATGACGACCCTACCTCAAACACTATTAACGGATCATCGCCAAACTTAGAGCAGCGGGATGAACTGGTAAGGTCATGGGGAAGTCTAGCGTATGACCCAGAGAAGAGACGCAAAGAGTATCTTGATCGCATGAACAAGATATTCAGGAATACCGCTCTGCTTGAAGCGCTCTCAATCATGACTGGGAATCAGTCAAGGGCTGCTGGTTACAACAAGATGATGATGGGGATGCTTGACAATGAGATCAAGTTTGACTCTGAGGATAGACTGTATGAACTGAGCAGGTCTTTGTACTATGACACCGAGGGCAACTTTGACCCGCCCAAAACAAAGGCTGAGGCATTCCATGCGTTAGTCAAGATGGGTGCAAGCATAGATGAGGCAACTGCAATTACTCAGCACGTACCGGAGGCTGTTGCGCAGGACTTGGTTGAGTGGTCTAGGGTTAACCCCCAGACTGGTCTGATCGAAACCGTGCAGGTTCCAGGTAAGAAGGGAAGACCTCAGGGTACTGGGTGGAATAAGAAGTATGAAGTCACCAAGGATCAGTGGGATGATGAGAATCCAGACATTTCTACGCCAACTACAACCGAGAGTGAAAGGAATAGGGTGTTTGAGCAGATGTTGCTTAATGAGTTGAGGACTGCACAACCTGGAACAGATAGGTATGATGCCGCGATGACTCAGTTGAGATCACTGAAGGGTAGCGATCCTCAAAAACTATTCTCTGAGTTATACCTTGACGATTCCGCTAGGGGTAAATGGCAAACCATTAAGATTCTTGATGGGGTAGATGAGGATGGTAAGCCTAAATACAGGCAACCATTAAGTATTGAAGAGGCTATGGGTTGGTGGTCAGACCCCAACAACGATAGTGTCAATTCTTACAACTACACTATGGGCTGGACTCCCGCTCAGATAGGTGTTACTGCGTCTGCTGCTACAGAAATTAAAGGTGAGTTTGAAACTCAGTTAGACGCTGCGATGGCTGCTAAAGAGGGTAAGATAAAGCCTGGGGATAGAATATCAATAGGTGGAGTTACTGGAACTTGGGAAGTAGAGACATAAAATATGGCATTCGTACCCGATACAACGTACACGACACAACCAAGCGGTGGTTCGTTCATACCTGACCCAGTACAACCTGTTCAGCAAGCGTCTGGAGACAATAACTTCTCTCCAGACGGGAGTAATTACTGGGGTGATCTAGGCGACCTGTTTGGAAATGGATTCACTGACTCAATACGAGGCGGTGCTCAACTTCTGGGTGTTAAGGAAGATGAGATGAGGCAGCAACAGCAGAGGGTAAACCAACTGCTTGAGCAGCATGGTGCTGCCGGGTATGCTGCATGGATAGGCGGCATGATGCTTGACCCTGTTGGTTGGTTAATTCCAATGGGTAGGATGAAGAATCTTGGAAGCATCGTGGCTAAACTGTATGGAGCGAAGAAGGTCGGCATGGCTGGCAAGGCTGCAGAGGCAGTTGCTGCAGGTGCTGCTGGTGGTGCAGTAGCAGGTGGCCTTAGTTATGTAGACGAGGATGCTCAGTCACTGCTAGGAGAGGGTTCCATGACACGCGGAGAGCAAGCCCTCATAGGCGCTCTTGGTGGTGGTGCACTCATGGGTGTTGGTGGTACTGCTGCCGCAGCCTTGAGGAAGAAGAACGATGATAAGGTCAATGCCATGGTGGATGGTTTCTTTTCCGAATTAAAAAAGGATACGGCAAGAATATCGGAACTCAAAAGTAAAGGACACCCATCAAACAATTATAAAAAAATGACAGACGCTGAGGTAGATGAGTTGTTAATGGGTGAGGCATGGACGAAAGCCTCAGGGGTTCCTGTAACAACCGGAGAGAAGGTATGGGCCAAGGTGGGTCAGAACCCAGAGGTATCCATACCGGCAGTCGGAGCAGCGCTAGGGGGTTTTGCTGGCTACCAGTGGAATGAAGATAACGATAGGTCTGGCATAAACCAGCAGACTGAGCCTTTGTTTGGAGACTTGTTTGCAGATGTGTTCACCAATGAAGGGGCATACGCCAGGTGGCGCAATGCCCTGATGGGGGCTGCTGTGGGTGCTGGTGGCACTAAGTACGCCATGAAGAAGGACCTGCTCAAAGCCCACTGGTTTACACCTGACTTGAACATCGAGGATGGTATGCAGTACGCTAAGGCTAGGGCCAGACCCAGGGCTGAAAAGATGATCCGTGATGAGGTTGACCCACTTGTTAGGGAACTTAAGTCGTTCAAGAACTCACTGCCTAAGGCAGACAGAGCGCCTGTTAGCGAACTCATGTACAAGATGGTGAACCAGGGTCCCAAGGCCGCTAGAGAATTGGCAGAAGGGTTATCCTCAGACGATGCCATGAATGAGGTAGCGCAGAAGATACTAGCAGATTCGCCTGAGTTAATGCAGAGCATTCGCGGTCTAACAAAATCAGTTAGGCAGAAGGTGTTCAAGATGGGACGTGAGATGGTTGACGCTGGCCTACTGGATAAGCGTGTGTGGGCTAAGAACCGTGGCAAGTACCTGCACAGAATATACTCCAAACCTGGTGAGTCTCAGGACATCATGTCCCGCAGCGGATATCAGGTTATAGGTGACGAGTTAGAGCCCAGGGGTTTAGTCCGTGAGGTTGATGAGAACGAGTGGTCTGCTTTACAGAAAAACCCAGGTGCTGATAAAAGTGGAGAAGAGTTTGCATGGGAGAGGTGGGATGCCAGCAAGGAACAGAACCAGTCTGGTAAGTTCAGCGTCCGCAGAGACTGGACAAATGATGAAAGGATGAGTATGGGGGAACACATGGACCTGCTGGACGCATTCCAGAAAACAGGATACCTGTTAGCCCACGACATATCTGCCGGTAAGTACATGGATGAGTTGGCTAAGATGCCGACAGTATCAAGCGATAAGTACACGAAGGGCGCAACCGGAAAACCAACCAGGATGAGGAAGGATACCACTCCAGAGTTAAGTGCCAGGGATACCCGTGCTAGTAGGTCTTCCAATCCTCCAGACTTTGGACCAATGAAGTATGATCATGTTGCTCAGGTTCCTGATGAGAAGCGGTATGGAAAACTCCGAGGTCGCTATGTATCAAAGGAGGCACTTGAGGACCTGAAGGGTATGATGGGTAACACTGCCCTCACCAAAGCCCTGAACTCAAAGATGATGCGGAAGTACCAGAAGGTAAACTCATTCTGGAAAGCCACCAAGACAATCATGAACCCTGCTGTTCACTTCAACAATGCTATGTCTAACGTCATGCACTATGACTTAGGTGTGACAAATATGGGTGCGAAGAAGTGGCAGTTCCTGGCTGCTGCTGGTAGAGACTTAATGCGTGGCCCGGAGAAGATGTCTAAAGAGGCATTGGAAGCCATGGAGCGCGGTGTATTCCAGACGAACCTAACTGAAGAATTACGCCAGGGGTTTTCAGGCGACATAGCGAAAAGCATAAATAAGGCATTCCATGATAAGGCTAATACTTACCCTCAGAAAATAGCGGGTGAGTTGATGGACCATACCAATAGGACTATCGGAGCCATGAAGGGTCCAGCAACTAAGGCGGGTAAGGCAGTAAAGAAACAAACCTATGACCGCATGGCTAGTGCCTATGCGTTTGAGGATAACATCTTCCGTCTTGCTCTGTACAAAGCAGAGAAGCAGAAGTTGATGGATGCCGATATGATCGAATCCGCTGCCATGGATAGGGCTGCATCCAAAGCCCGCGAATGGTTTGTTGATTATTCCAGGCAGACTCCTGCTCTCGCTACACTCAGGAGCCTACCGCTTCCGTTCCTGTCATACACATACGGGATACTTCCCAGGCTGGCAGAGACTGCTGTCAAGAACCCAATCAAGATTGCCAAGTGGGCTTCTATTACCTACCTGCTGAATGAGGTTGGTGCGTATGGTTCTGAGCAGACGATAGCACAGACTAAGGAAGAAGAGCGTATCATGGCCGAACTCTATGGTAAGCGATCTGGCATAGGAACGCTTAACAGGATAAGGCTTCCTGACAAACTCAATCCGTTCGATACTGAGAGCGCATACCTTGACATCACTCGCGCCACACCTGGAGGTATGCCATTCGCTGAGAAGCGTGGTGGCGTGGGACAGATCAAGTATCTGCCCGAGTCATTGCAGCCGGGGTTTGGTGCATTAGGTGGAGCGCTTTGGCCTTCAATGGGTGTCGATCAGTTCCGTGGTAAGGAGATACCTGAAGGTGAAAAACTCCAGGCATTGCTCAGGAACTTCACGCCTAACCTACCATTCCCAGGAACGGGATCATACGCTGGTAACAAGATCGACCTAGCAAATGCTGGGCTGGGATCAAGGTACAAGG